GCTCTAGAAGGGGATGTCTTCTGTGCTAGCGTCGTTCGCTTCCACCTGCGCGGCCAGCTCCGGGTAGTCGTCCAGGCGCCAGACGCGGTCTATCTTGTCGGTGGGCTTGCCGCCGTACTCGTCCGCTATCACTTCGAGCACGACCAGCTTCCCGATGACCTCCTGCCGGGACCAGCGCACCTGCTGGTCGTATGCGTTAATGCCCAGCCCGGACAGTGTCTCGGCGACCTTCCACCGGGAATCCACGGTCCTGGCTACCCACATCCTGCGGGTCTGCCCGCGCACGTCCGCAGGCGCGAGAATCTCGAACTCGAACTCGTATCGCTTGCCCGTGCGCGCCTTGTTCCAATCGAGCGACACGTCCACTAGCCGCGCGGGGTACCGTCCCGGTGGCAGTACAGAAAACGTCTGCCCCTCCGCTACCCCGGTCAGGTCGTCTTCCCACGCGCCGCCGTCGTCAGCGACGGGGACGCCCAGGTCCTCTGGCTTGATTTCAGTCACTGCGGGTTGCCTCCTTTTTCTATCTTCTGCTTAGTCAGCTCGGCGGCTTGCTTTAGGCGCTTCGCGTGGGCCGCCCGCCACGCGTCCAGTATCTTCGGTATGGTCGGCTCGTCCATCACGGCCATGTCCCTTATGAGTCGGTCTTTGGCCAGGTAAGGTCCATATGGCTGCAGTAAGAGGCGCCGCCTGGTCTTGTCCACTGTCTTGGCTGGGTCCTCGGCGCTGGCCTCCTTGTATGACTGCACGAACATGTATCCGACGATGTCCACGTAGCCCATCACCGACTTGGACGCCGCCGGGGTCAAAGCGGGCATCACTTGGCGCCTGCCCTCCTTGTCATCCTCCCGCGCCAAGCAGCTAAAGAACACGTGCAAAGGCAGGTCACGGAACCACCGCGCCAGTCGCTGCATCTGCTTGGTGGAGCGCCCGTAGTCATCCTGCCATAGCTCGTCGTCTTCGCGCTTGGGTCCGTCGGCCTTTTCCTTCTTCTTGCCGTCCAGCCGGATTTGCTCCAGCCCGCGCACCTGCATCTCGGACAGGGAGTCCAGAGCCAGGCTCTTGTACTCGTGCTTTCCCTTGACCAGCCACCAATAGACGCTCTCTAACTCGGCGACTGTCTGTACGCGGATGTAGTCAATATCGGTCCGGTGGGAAATGGATGCCATGCCGCCCTCCATGTCCAGGAACAGAAGCGGCTTGGTCAGCGCGTGGTCATGCGCGGTAGCCAGCAGCGTGGTCTTGCCCACGCCCGGCTCGCTGTAGAATATGGCCTTCAGCGTGCTAGCCTCTGGCCCTATTTTGTGGATGGTCGGTGGCTTGCCCGTGTTGGGCGCGTGCATGCTCATTGTGCTCATTGTGTGATGTCCTCCCTTGTTACCGTCCTGTCATAGTAGGTCCGCTCCTTGGCGTTGAAGATAAGGAGCTTAATCGACTCGAACCGGGTCAGCAGGTGCGCCACTGCCACCACGTTCGCCACGATGTTGCCTGCCAAAAGCAGATAGTCGGTGGCTTGGAAGTCGCGCAGCTCCTCGGCTACCCGGAGTCCCAGAGCCGGGATGTCGAATGGGTTGGCGGTGCCTGGGATGGCCACCCGCACAAAGCCATATCCCTGCGCCGCCGTTAGGTCGTGCCGGGAGGCGTTGGCTACCCAGACGGTGTTTTCCCTCACGTTAGTGTCCTCCTTTCTGGTCCGTGGTGTTGGTAAATCGCTCTCTCCAGAGGAAGTCCACGTCGCCGCCCTTTAGGGACTCGATGCATGGCTCCCTATACGAACACCGGGGACACAAAAACCCGAAAGTGCGGTATATTCGCGTCTTTGGCCCCAGTAGGTCGTAAACAGCAGGCCAGATGCTCTCGGCCATGGTGCGCTTTATCTCGTTGGGTGGGCGGTAAAGAGGGACGGCGCGCTTCATCGGCGGCGCCTGCTCTTCGTAATAGACCCTCATGTCGTCGTAGTCGGCTGGGTCCAGCCCGGCTTCCTGTAGGGCCGCTAGGTAAGTCGGCCAGTCGCAGATTATTTTGTTGCGCGCCATGGTGCCGCTCTTGGTCAGTTGCGGCTTGCGCGGTAGGACCGCGCGCACCTGGTTTACCACGGCGCCCACAACCGGGAAGCCCAGTCGGTTCGCTGCGTACTGATAGATGGGGAGCTGCTCGGTGTACATCCATCGGTCGGGGTCGCTGAGGGATTCCTCGAATTTCCATTCGTGCAGCCAGGCGCTGCCGTCGGCGGCGTCGGTCATCAGCCCGTCCCAAACACCGACCAGGACGGCGCTTCTCAAGCCCGGCACCGGAACCTCCCACTTGTACTCAATCAGCGGGCGCCCTTCGGCGTCGGTCATCGGGCGCCAGTTTCCCATGGCGGGCGGCGCCACCGATTCGACCAGGACCAGCGCGTCACGCGCTAGCTCGGCGTAATCCACAAAGTCGGCGTCTTCGAATGCCTCTTGTGGCTGTTGGCTAAGCCAGTCGGATATGGCCGCTGCCGGGTCTTCGCCCTTGAGCATGGCGTCCACGCCACAATGGGCGGCGGCCCCTAAAGACGGCGCGCGTGGTGCGCGAATGGGGCGGTACCCCCACACGTACTTGGCTCGGTACATCCAGCGACACTGCAGAAAGTCCCTTATCTTGGAGTAGCTCACTCGCTGCTGGGTTGGTGCCATGCTGCTATCTCCTCTCGCAGCGCCCGTGGCGGGCGCCGCACCCCCAGTATACCACGCCGGGGGAACCCGTGTCAATAGAGAATGGGGCGAGCACGCGCCCGCCCCGCTCGGTGACTAATGGCCCGACGTCCATCCGGCCTTCTTACGACAGACGGGTCCCATCCCGGACTCGTGCGGCATGATATGGGCGCCGCACCGCGAGCAGGTGGTCAGCCGCTCCAGGGTCCCGCGCGGGATGTTGTCCTCAGACAGCAGCCCCTCTTCGACCTTCGCCAGTAGAACGTATAGCTTCCGGTCATGTCCTGGCAGGAAGCGCGACTTCCTGCGGCCTACCTGCTGCCCGCACCCGCACAAGCACATCGGGAGTGGCGCGTTTTCGCGCGCTTCGCGTTGGGCGGCGCGTGCGGCGGCCTGCTCGACTTTGGCCCTCTCCTTGGCCTCGCGCGCGGCCTCCTTCGCGGCGGCCCGTGCCTGCGCGCGTGCTTCCTTCTCGGCGGCTTTGGCCGCTTCTTTGGCTTCCCTCTCGGCGGCCTTGATAGCCGCGCTCGTCAATGCGACGTCCTGCTCATTCTCGGTCTGCTCAACGGTCTGCTCGACTTCGACTTCGACGGCCTGCTCGGTGGTCTGCTCGGTGGTCTGCTTCTTCTTCCTTGCCATGGTGTTGGTGCCTCCTCTTAGTCTATTTTGGTGGTGCTTAGAAAGCGGCTGGGAACGCCACTTCGCGGAGTGCGCCCGCCAGCTCCGTCAGCTCGTGCGCTAGGTCGGGAGAGCGAATCTCCAGCTCCTCGGCTATGCTCTCCAGGATGTTGGCCGCCGTAGCCGCCCGCATCCAGCGCGGCGCGCCCTTCTGCCCGTAAGGAGCTATGTCAGCATAAGTGATGGTCCGCTGACCGTATTCCTCGTCCAGGTCGAAGATGGCGTCTTGGACCGAAATCAGAGCGGACTCGATTTCCTCCATCTGGCCAACGACCTCGGACACCTCCTCGTATTTGGGAGTGTACTCTAGCCCGTCGCGACCCTCCATGTTTTCCTGCCATGTCTGCATTTCCTCTAGCAGCAGACTGGCCTCCGCGACCGCCAACCCAAACACGTCCTCGATGGCCCCCACCTGCGGTAAGGACCTGTGCGTCTTTCGCCTTTTCCTGGTCATGTTGTCTGCTCCTCTCCGTCTAGTATGTCCACCATGCCCGCATCGGCCAAGTGCGCGAAGAAAGCACGAGCCGAGCAGACGGTGGGTATCCTGGCTCCGGACCACCTGCGCGCCCGGATTGCCATTTGGCGCCGCAGCCCCCACCCGGTGGTGGGAGTCATCTGCACGCGCTGTAGGTTCTTTAGCAGCTCGGTCCAGGTCGGTGCGGTGTCGGTTTCTTTGTTTGGCCAGCGGATGGTCGGCATTTGTTTTCCTCCTCCCGCGATGGCGGCTTAGGCCGCCACCGCGAATCTCGCGGCCCGCCGGAGCCAGTAGGCCCGGTCTTCCGCGGCGATGGTTATCTGAGCCAGCACGTCGGCGATGGTCCCCGCGTTGATGCGGGTCTGCGCCTTGGCCGCGTCCATCATGGCCTGTCCGAACCGGACCCACGCGCTGATTTTCGCATATTCGACGCTTCCACTGTGCTGCCGAAGCTCGACGGTCCCGTACTTCGGGTAGCTGCAGAGATTCACGGTCTTGTATCTGGTCGCCACGCGCGCCATGGCCTGGATGGTGGTGCAGTGATTCAGCTCCTCCACCTGGAATCCGGCCCACGGAGCTGCGTAGCTGCTGTTGTGGCGGCTCGCCGGAAGGATGCTGTTGATGGCCATTTGCGCTTCCGTGTAGTTGGCGACCATGGCCCGGACCGCGGCCACGTTCATGTCCCTGGCCTCGTGGTGGACGTGAAGTCCGCAGCTCCTGTTGATTTTCGCATTGACCGTGGCCAGCGCCGCGCATGCCTTCCGAAGCTGCTCGAATCCGTCGGCGCCTGCCATCGGCGGGCTGACCAGCTCCAGCCCCATGTCGCCGCGCGCCGCCCGGAGGCTCCCGTCCGTGACGAGCTTCCAGGTGCTCCGCACTTCGTGTGTGTACCCCGCGAAGCTGCAGGTCAGGCCCTGCGCGGCCAGCGCCTCGACGACGCCCGCGACTCCGATGTTCTGGCTGACCATGAACTCGATTTCCACACCAAATCGCCGGGCGCCATTCGCCGCGACCGTCCGGACCCAACCCCGCCGCTCTAGCTCGGCCTGCGCCGTGGTGTCACCCGCGCGCGCCCGTTGGAGAAGGATGCTCTTGAGCTTCGCGTCGTGGCCTGGCAGGAACTTGCCGCCTCTCGTCCAACCACCGCAACCGCACTCGCACTGCCTGCTCCTCTGGTATCTGGTCCGTGGCATTTGGCCCGCCTCCTGTCTGGTGTTCTTCCTACTTCTATTATACCATGGCGCGCCGCATCGTGTCAATATATTTGTTGCAACGAGTTTGATTTTCTTTTTTTAATGCGTCCTATAAGCGACGCTTATGGCGCCAGCGCGCCATGAACCGGGTCAGCTCCTCGGCGATTTCGTTCGCTGCCCCCTGGTTGGCGCCACCGAACAACGCCGCGAAGACCGCCGCTTTGGTGGCCAGCAGGTCCTCCAGCCATTCGTCGATGCTGTCCTCAACCGATAGCTCGATGACCGTAACCGGGCGGGTTTGGCCGATGCGGTGAACACGGTCTGCTGCCTGGTTGTTGACGCCGGGGGTCCAATGACGGTCAATGAAAACCACGGTGGCCGCGGCTGTTAGCGTCACGCCATGGCCTGCCGCCTGGATGGTCCCCAGGAAGACCCTCGTGTCCTGGTCTTGCTGAAATCGCTCAATCAGAACCGGGCGCTCGTCCTGGTCCACGTCCCCGTCAATGCGAACATGCCCGATGCCGCGCTCGTTCAGCACCTCGGCCATGGCGTCCAGCGTCTTTTTGTACTGGCTAAAGACGACCACCTTATCGTCCGTGCTGTCCAGCAGCTCCGCGATGGCCTCTATCTTCGGCCCCGCGTCGGCCTCCGGGTCCAGCAGCCGCGGCGAAGCAGCTATCTGGCGCAGGTAGCCTAGCTGGGTCAGCACGATATTGGCCGTGACAGGCCCCGCCGCCGTGGTGACTTCCCAGTCATTGGCCATCTGGCGGTGCATGGCGGCCTGGACGTCGCTCATTTCCAAAACCCGCCGGACGGTCATCTTGGACGGCATGTCAGGCAGGACCTCGGTCTTGGTGCGCCGCAGGAAGTGCGGCTTGAGCAGCTCGCGAAACGCCGCCTCGTCCTTCAGCCCGCCCACCACGGTGCCGTATCCGTTGCGGTGGGTTTCGAAGTGCGCAAAGACGAAGTCCCAGTATCGGGCGAATCGGGTCGGGTTGATGGCATGTAGCTGGGTCCATATCTCCTGCGCGCGGTTCAAGATGGGAGTGCCTGTCAGAAGGAAAAGGCGCTCGGTCTTAGCGGCCACGGCCAGAACGACCCGGCTCTGTTGCGCCTTTTGGTTTTTGATTAAGTGCGCCTCGTCCACGATGACTGCGCCCCAGTCACGTGCCATCAGCTCGGCCTCGTGGCCCCTGGCGCTTTCGTAGTTGATAATGAGGATGTCGGGCTTGCGCTCCATCGCGGCCAGGCGCTGCTTCTTGGTTCTGCTCCCCCTAATGCCTAGGACCTCGACGGTGGGCGCGTCACCCAACCACGCGCGGATTTCCTTTCGCCATGGGTCGATTTTGCACGTGGACTGGCAAACCACCAGCAGGGGAAAGGCGCCCTCTTCATGCACCGCGGTTAGCGCCTGCAGGGTCTTGCCAAGTCCCATGTCGTCCGCTAGGATGGCCCGCTTGGCGATGGTCAGGTAGCTAACCCCCGCGCGCTGAAAAGGGAAGAGGCGGTCAGCCCACGGCGCCGTGATGGTGGCGTCCTCGGCCTCCCGCGCTCCTAGTTGCCGTTGGTGCTCGGCGGTGATGCTCTCAACGAGTCGCCGGGCTGCCGGGGTTGCGGCCAGTCGGCCAGGGAATCTGTCTTTGATTGCGGCTATGGCGTCGATGGTCGCCGGGATGGTCCACGCACGAAGCGCGGAGTTGAACGCGCGCCCCGATATGGTCTTGATGGTGGCGTTGTCCTCGAACGCGCACCGCACGATGATGCGGTCTTCGCCCGCCCGGTGGTCTATCACTGGCATTGGCCCCGCCTCCTTTGGTGGTGTCCTTCGACTCCATTATAACACGGCGAGAGAGGCGCTGTCAAGTGCCTGCATGGTGTCTGCATGGTGGCTGCCTGGGTCTGCTTCTTTGGTTACACGAGAGGCGCCGGACGGCCCCGCCCCGGCCCTCAGCCCGTGCCGCCCCGCTCTGGCGGCCACCATACAGACACCCGCCGGGCGCTGGCTACGCTCCGCTAACCACGTTCGCCAGTCGGCCTAGCAGGTCATGGATGTAGTTGCTCCCCCGGCTAATAACAAAACCAGCCAGGACCGTGCCGACTAACGGGAGAACAAAATCGATGCCCATAAGCGCAAACAGGTCCTGCTGTGCACCGTAGGCCAGCACAAGACCGAACGCCAGTGACATAAGCTGCGCCCCCCTGTCCGCTACCGGGAAGATGGCCTTGCCCCACTCCGTCAGCGACTCGCACAACACCGACAACATCAACAGAATCACGAACGCCTCCAACATAGTCTGTTCCTCCTTTTAGGCTACTAGGTCGCTTAGCCGCAGGCGCGACCCCGGACAGGTCGTGTCACCGTGCTGCTTGTGGATAGAGATAGTAACGCGCTTAACCCCCAGCAGGTAGTCGCGCAGCCAACGCCAAGACGCCATCTGCTTGCTCGTTGGGTAGGCCGCGTTGAAGTTCCCGGAGAACACGACCCCCCAACTCCGCGGGTTGACCGCCGCGCCCGCGTGGGCGCCCCGCGTATAGATGCTGCGCCCCACCTCGATTAGACCGTCCCACCTAATAACGAAGTGATACCCAATCGCAGCCCACGGCGGCGACTTCGCCCGGTGATATCGGTGGATTTCCATGGCCGTGGTGTCCCGGTGGACAGGCGCTCCGTTTCTATCTTCGTCCCCCGTGTGGTGGACCACGATGGTGTCCACGTTATGCAGCGGCATGTGGTGGGTTTGAATGGAAACACCAAAACCCCCGCCCAGCCCCTCGTAGTCAGGACGACGAAAAACCGGAACACCCAAAAAGCCGGGGTCCTTCAGCACCGTGCGGATAGTATCAATGCCAATACAGAACCCCAGGCCCTCCAGCGCCAAGTGAACGAGCTTAGCCGAAGGGACGCCCGCTAGCTCGCCTCGTCTGTTCAGCGCCGCCCCGCCGCTGTTGCCGGGGTTGATGGCCGCGTCGGTTTGGATTATCTGCTCAAACACGGCCCGATGGCCGCCCACGTTGTAGGAAAGCCCCCAGTCGGTCTTGGACACGATGCCGTGGGTCACTGTCCCTATGATGCCCACGGGCGACCCGATGATGGTCAGCGGCTCCCCCACGCGCGGCTTGGTTTGCGCTAGCTGGAGCCGGGGTAGCTGGAGTCGGTTTTCCCCGATGTCGGCCCTTATAATCGCCAAGTCGCGCGTGGGTTCGCACCAGACCAGCGGCCCCATGGCGTAGCTCGGCAAGCCAGTGGACCAGTGTATGCCGTACATGGCCTCGTGCGTGCCGTCCTGGTTAAGAACCACGTGCGCGTTAGTCAGGATGTAGCCGCCTCCGATGCTGGAGCCGGAACCAAGCGCCCCGGTCCGCTCGTTGACTATCATCACCACGGCCCGCTCCACTTCGGGTATGATGTCCTGTGGGACGTCCAGCGTCCGGTCATAAACCCGCAACGCCAGCACGGCGGCCTCGCCCCGTTTGATTGGGTCCTCTGGCCGCAGGCTCCCGTCGGGGTCCCCCTGCAGCAGGCCCAGAGCGACCGCCCGTCTAAGTGCCTCGTCTGCCCAGTGGCTGTTCATTTGCGCCCTCCTTCTAGTCTATTTTTGCGTAAGTATCCGCCAAAAGCCCCAGGCGGCGCCCAGCGCCGTGGCCAACCAGCCCAACAGGACAACCAACCAAAGCCGATGCAGGTCGTCTATCCTCTTGTGGGCGCGCGTTGTTTCGTTCACCGCGGTGGTTGCTGCTTTCAGTGACTCAGTAGCCACGTTCGATGGTTCGGCTATGCATTTGTGCATATCCAGGCGCAGAGCGTGGATGGCCTCGGTGATGTTCATTTCTACCCGGTGCAAGGCGCCTAGAGTGGCAAACTCCCTGTTGTTTTCCTTGGTTTCCAGCACGCGGCTCTCACTCCCTAGGTTCTGCTAACTCGCGCTATAAGCTGGGCGATGATGGCCTCTGGCGGTGGAGCGTAATCACCCAGAAACAGCTCCGTCGTTCCCTCGTCGATGTTGTGCACCTTCTTGGCTATTGCCAGTGTGTGGCTCTCTCTCTCGGTTGGTGCGAGCGTACTCCGGTCCCGGTCCCACCAGCCCACGACGACCCTCTTGCCAAAAGGCATGGTGACGGTCAGCGCAATCGGCCCGGATATCAACACCGGGCGCGCCTGTAGCGCGGCCAGGGCCGCATTCGCCGTGGCTTGTGCCTCCGACTCCGTAGTGTCTGCGGGTACTCCCAGCCAGTAATCTATCTTGCCCGCGTCAGGCACACCAGCCGCCGCCGCCGACTTGATGGTGCTGGTTTCTCCTATCCTAACCAAGACCCGATTGGGACGCGGCCCTAGCTGGTGTTGCCATTGTGGTTCTTGCACGAAGTACGCCGGGTCGGTGTACTTGAAGGACCACGTCGGCCCCCACTCGACCTCCGTACCGTCAACCCCCACGCGCCAGTACCACGGCCCGTCGTTGGTTCCCAGGTCAATCAGGACCGCCGGGCGGTCCCCGGTGTCAACCCCCAGTACAGTATCCGTGTCGAAGTCCGCGCCGTCGAACGTGTTTACAGTATCCCACTCGAACACGATGTCCACTGGCTCGTCCGCGCCCTCGTACGTTGCTGACAGGGTCGGGGTTCGAATGCCAACCAGGTCAACAGGCCGCGGGTCGGAAAACAGGGGCGGGACGTACTCGACGACAAAGTAGGTGGTCAAGCGGTCCCAGGTGGCTGCGCCGTGGGTTGCTCCCCGCCAGGTTTCGGCATCCTCCAGCGTTTCCTGCATCAGGACTCTGGTGGCGTACTGCCCGGAGCCAGTACTGTCATAGGACCGATTGGGCAGCACGGACACGGCAACGAATGCCTTGTCCAGGTCCACAGGGTCAATCGTCCGGTCAACGGAGGTTGCTCTGGTGTCCAGGTCCGATTCGCTCTGCACCAGGATGTCCGGGTGCGCCACCACGAAGCCCCGCCCGGTGATTGTGCCGAGTGTGGTATGGCGAACCATCTGTATATTGTCCGTTGCCGTGAACTTCACCTGGGCGCAGTGATAGCCCCAGGAGGTGCTGCTGCTCGAAGAACCCCGGAACGTACCGACATAGAACGTCTTGTCCAGGTCCACCGCGGTGATGGCCACGTCCTCCGAAGAGCCAGTACAGGCGAACTCCACGGCCTGGACGGAGGCGCCTTCCCAGGTGACCACGTACCAGGACAGCTTCCCGCCGTAGTTGCCTGTCATCCTCCACTCTAGGTTCGTGTCCGATGTGAGCGCCAGGGTCCCGGTTTGGTATTCGGAGTTGCCGCTGCTAGATGGTGTAAACTGCCCCACCACGAACGTCTTGGCCCGGTTCACGGCGCTGATAGTGATGTCCATCGGGTTGGCGTTTAGCGTGGTTTCCCCCTGTTGGACCGTAAACTCATCGCCCCAGATGACCTCATAGGCGACAACCAGGGAGTCGGAGGTGGTCGTTTTCCAGAACGTGACTTTGGTGTATTCGTCGTTGACCACGGTGTTGAGCACCGCCGTAGCCCGGAATCTACTCCAGTCCGAAACGGTTGTGCTGGCTATGCAAGACGCCATGACCCATGACTTGCCCACCGGGACCGGGGTGGCCAGGTCAACGGTGACGCTGTGATTGGTGGCGATAATCGTTGCCTTGCCCCGCTGTACCTGCATATCAGCCCACCTGCCCTCGGACTATAAGTGCAGTAGGCGCGTCCAGGTCCTCTGGCTTGACCAGAAAGACCACGCTATCGGTGGACCGGACCCAGAACACCAGACCATATTGCTCGCGCAGCTCCTTGGCTACATCCAGCGCCGTCTTGCCTAGTGCGTCTACTGGCCGCTCAAACCCGGTGGCCGCATTGACCCCCGCGCTGTCTAGCGGCTCGCAGTACGTGTCCACTATCTCTTGGAACGTCAGCCCGACGTCCTGGCTTGCGTAGTCAGCCAGAACATACCGCTCGGCCAAGATGCTGTCCGGGAGCTTCACGAAACAGGCGAAGTGATAGGGACCCACTCGCTCCGGGTTGCCCTGCATCCATCCCTCGTACTGCTCCTCGTTGCCCGCTGCATCACGCACGGCCAGTATCGTGTAGTCCCCGTCTGAGGGTAGCTCGGACTCGTCAACCACCAGCTCAAACTCCATGCTGCCCAGCTCGCCGTTGGTCGTTTCGGACACGCGGATGTTGATGGCGCGCCCGCTAAAGTCCACGCCACCGATGTCCAGCGCGTACCGGGCGTCCAGGGACAAAACCACCCGGAACTGCCAGTTGGTGCTCCAGGCCCCCCACAACTCCGTGTCATCGTCCCAGGCCCTAACCCGCCAGTACCAACGACCCACAAGCAGGTCACCGTCTATGGAGTACCTGCAGCGCGCGCCAATGGGCGCCCCCACCGCGGTTAGTGCCTCCCATGTCCCGCCGCCGTCGTAAGTCCAGCGGCTCTGGCTCGTTTTGGAGTCGTATTCGTCGTAAGTGACCATGTCGGGGTCCTGGCCAATGCGAACAGCCGGGAACCACGCGGTGGGTGAAATAAGCGGGTCGGGGTCTTGGTGTGCGATTTCCAGATAGACCCCGCTGGGTACCATACGCCCGTACGCCTCCGGAGCTACGTGCACTCCCGTTAGCGCGGGCGCGTAAGTGACCTCGATTTGGACGTCGGCTCGGTTACTGCCTGCGATGTTGTGAGTGACTTCGTTGCTAACTCCAGGCAAGAAGCTATCAGCCGGGCAGTCATACCATGCCGACTCCACGCCGTGGTTCAGTGTCCCGGTGAAGCTAGTTTCCTTGCCATTGACCGTGATTTTGGGGTTCTGGGTCTGATAGGTCGTGCTAGACTCCCAGTAGGCTGTGGCACTTGCCGACCAGCCCGTGATGTTTATACCGTGGAAGTTGCCATTGGCCGAGCTATTTGTGTAACCAGGCGACCAGTTGGTGTGCGTGTGCGAGCCGGAGGTTCCGGTCCCGCTGTTGGCGCTTCCAGTCCCGCCTGCGTTGCATGCTACATCCCACGACCCGCTAGACGCACCGGACATGGACGCGGCGCAGGACACCCTAGTTAGCGACCAGCCGCCGCCGGGACTCGATGGAATCATGCTCTTGCTATTGAAGGTAGAGCCGCCACTGCCACTGTCCGAATCGCTTGTGGTCGTGGTGTTGGTCACCGTCCGTTGACGTCCCTTCCACCGAACCCGCGCGCTTATGACCTTCCCCTCTGGGACCACCACCTGGGTCTTTTGGCCGTTGCTGCTTATGTAAACCCAACCAGTATCAAGGACGGGCATTAATAAACCACCCCGCCCGCGGTCTTCCACGTCGGCCTCGGACTCGGACACAAGAAGGTGACGTCGGCGCGCTTACGACCAGTCGGCGATAAATGCCAGCTCACTGGCCCGTACACCATGGCGTCTGCGTAAACCCAGGCATCGGTCCCCTCCGGTATCTCCAAATCGCCAATGACGCCACTGTCGAACAGAGCCGACAGCATCTCGTACTCGGCGTCGTCTTCGGCCTGGACCGTGGCGGTTATGAGTGCGGGCAGGCGCCCGTCTGGAATCGGCGCCAAGGCACCGTCGTATCCGGGCGGCTGAAAGACAATCTGTCTGTACCCGCTCACCCGGACGGGTCTAGACGCCGTCGTAACCGATATCGGCTCGGTTGCAAAAACCCAACCCATGCGCTATCCCACCAATCCGTTTTGCCTTAGAACGCGCATCAAGGCATTCCCAGTTTCCATTCCTGCGCGCGTCGCTTGCTCCGCGGACATGCCGGGCGGCAAGTGAACGTGGACAGTAAACTCGCCCATGGCCCGCCCGCCCGGAGCGCCCGCCGCCGCTGGTGCTGGCATAGCCTGCCTGGTGGCTGCCTGTACCTGGCTGGCCGCGCTCTTGATGCCCTCGGCTAGCCCCAGGGATACCTGCTCCCCCAGGCGCCGGAAAACGCGCGACGGGGACTGAATCTCCAGCTCCGCGCGCGCCGCGCTCTCAACCCCCGCCGTGGTGTCCGCAATCGCTTTCCGCGCGGGAGAAAACATGCTCTTTACGCCGTCGATGAACCCGGTGATGACGTTCTTTCCCCAGTCCACGGCGCTAGTCACCAGGGAGCTGAACCAGCCGCTTATGTAAGACCACAACACCTCAAACGCCGTCTTGAGCAGGTCCCAGGCCCCCTCGACGATGGCCTTTATGCCTGTCCACAACCCGGACCACACCCGCTTCAGCCCGTCCGAGAACCGCTCCCAGTCCCCCGTGATTAGGCCGATGACCATGTCCAGCAGGCCCCGGACTACGTCCAGCGCCGCTTTCACGATGGTCTTTATTTTGTCCCAGGTGCTCTTCCCAACCGCCACCAGGCGCTCGCCCCATGTTTCCCAAAACGCCCTGGCCCAGCCCAGAACGACTCCGATTATCTCTTTGACTTGCCCCAGGACAGCGCCTACAGTGTAGGCCCAGCCGGACAGGTCGTCCCCGGCCTCTCCCAGGCCGCTTTTCCATCCCACGACGAAAAATGCCAGGACGTGGTCTTTGAACCAAGAGAAGGCGTCTTGAACGCGTCCGAAGACCGTCTGGACGCCTTCCCACACAGAACCCAGCGCGTCCCAGATACCTTGCGCGGTCACTCCGAATGCGACGCCAAGAGCCACCGCAGCGCCGACGGCCAGTCCGATTGGTGACGTTAAGAACAGGACGAGCTTCGCTAGCTTACTGAAAATCAACAGCGCAGGCCCCATCGTAGCCACCAGAGCGGCTATCTTCACGATGTTTTCCACCACGTGGGGCGGTAGCTCCGCGAAGCGCCCGGCCATTACTGCAATCCAGTTGGCTGCCTTCTCGACGTGCGGCATGAATTGGTCGGCCAGCGTAATGGCGGCGCCTTCGATGGCCGACTTCATCAGTGTAATAGCCCCGTGTAGCCCCTCTAGCTGCTGTTTGGCTATGCGCTCGGCTATGCCCCCCGCGCTCCCTAACTGTTCTGTCATGTGACGCAGCGCGTCGGCTCCTTGGTCTACCAGGGCCGCCATAGCAGGCCCGGCTCTTGTTCCAAACAGGCCCATGATGTCTGCAGCCGAAGCGCCCTTCTTTTCGAGCTGCTCGATGATGTCCACCAGGGGGAGGAGCTTGCCCTGGCTGTCGGTGGTAGACAGCCCCAGTTTCGCTATGTACTCGCTAACTTCCTTGGTGGGCTTGAGTAACCGGGTTATCGCGCCACGAAGCGCGGTACCCGCCATGCTTCCTTGGATGCCCGCATTACCCATCATACCGATGGCCGCCGCCGCCTCTTCAAAAGCCATGCCCGCTGCTTTGGCCAGCGGCCCCGCGTACTTGAACGACTCGCCCAGCATGTTCAAGTCCACGTTCGTGCTGGTCATGGCCTTGACCAGGACGTCGTTGGCGTGTGCTAGCTCGGACACGCTCATGCCGTACCCGGTCAGGATGTTGCTGGTGATGTCCGCTGCCCTGGCTAGGTCGATTTGAGCCGCCGCCGCTAGCTGCAGGACAGACGGCATGGCCTCGATTATCTGATTGGCCTCGAAGCCCGCCATCGCCAAGAAGCCCATGGCGTCTGCCGATTGGGACGCGCTAAATACCGTGGTGCGTCCCAGCTCCTTGGCCTTGTCCTCCAGCGCGGTAAAGTCGGCGCCCGTTGCTTGGGTCAGTGCCGCCACCCGGTTCATCTGCTTTTGGAAGTCGGCGCCCATCTTCGTAGCCGCCGCCGCTATACCCACCAGCGGCATGGTGACTTTCATGGTCAGCGACTTACCTAAAGCACCTGCTTGGTCGGCTAGCTTCCCGAAGCTAGCACGCGCGCTTTGTAACCCGCTATCGAACGCGGTCTTGTTTAGGCCCAGAACCGCATGCAGCTCGCCTACTTTCAACGACATAGCGCGCCCTCACTTTCTTGGTCTGCCAAAAGCCGCCGTCAACACCCGCTCACCCTCTACGGGGTCGGACACTAACCGCGCGCGGGTGCCTAAATAGGAAGCTAGGCGCGATTCGCCGCTTAAGCCGCCCAGCAGCACCGCGAACTCGCGCCAGCTCATATCCCCGATGCACTCCGTGAGCCGCAGTCCGTACTCTCTGCGAAAGTCGGCCTCAATCAGCGCCCAGCGGCTTAGCAGCTCCTCCGGCCTGGTCCCCGCCTCTACGGGCGGGAATCCGGGTTTCCCGGTGCGTCTTCCTCAGCGCCTGCAAGCCCGGCCCCGTACATGCCGAAAGCCCAATTCAGCGCGTCTTTTAGTTGCTCGATGTCCATGCCCCTGTTAGCCCACGCGCGCACCCGCTCGCGCCCGAAGATATCGATGGACATGCCCAGTATCTTAGCCTCGGTTACGTCGTCAATGCCCTGCGCCTGCAGCTCCAGCAGCTCCAGCACCACCAGGGCCGGGAGCGCGGGCGGTAGCTCCACGTCCTCGCCCATGATGCGTGCGCGCAGCGGCTCCCGCTTCTGCTCAGCCCAGAACGCGTCAAAGTCCCTGAATCGCTTTTGCTCCTCTGCCATTATACGCACCCCCTAGACTACGCTGGCTTTGCCAAGCCGCCAGAAACCACGAGCGTGGCACTCCAGCGCCCGTGTGCGTTGCGGTCCCCCGTCGGCCCGTCCATGTGGACGCTCGCCTCGAAGCTCCATACCTTGGAGCCTGGCGACGTTAGCTGGAACAGGTACAACGAGTCGGCGCCCATCTCTTCGGACGCGTCCAAGAGCAGAGCCTGCCCTTCGTCTATCGCGCCCCCGTCGGTTTCCATCCAGAATCCCTCGATGGCCACTTCCGCGCCGCGCTCCACCACGGCGTGTTCGGCCAGGCCCTCGCTGTCCCAGTCGGTGGTTTCATCACGGATGGCGCTGCGCGTCACGCCCAAAGACAGAAGACCCGCGATGTCCTTGTACGCCGGGGTCGTGGCTGGTACGGCTATTTTCAATACCCAATCCCGCATCAGTACCTTGAGTACAGACACTCGCTATCACTCCCTATGCGTGGTTTTCGCCCGGACTTCCAGGCGCATGTTCATTGTAAACTCGTGCCTGCCGTTTTTGTCCTGCCCGATGTAACCGGGCGGGAAAGACCAGCAAGCCACTAGGTAGGTGCTCCCCAGAGCCTCTTGTCGCAACCCAATCAGCTCGTCGTATAGGCTATACGCCCAGTCCGACGCGTCGGTTAGGTCCTTAGACCGAACCCGCGCTTGCACGTACCGCATGTCGTACCCGTGCTCCAGATGGCCTTCCTCGCCGCCAGTGTCAGCGAGTACCACGGCCCGGTCCGGCCCGCTCGGTATCAACCCGATAAAGCAATCGCCCCCCGCCGTGGTGGGGCGGTAGTCAACCAGGCCCTCCCCGTCCAGATACGTTGCTACTGCGTCTGCCAACATCGGCCTATCTCCCCAGGTACGCTTTCAATCGCCCGGCTACGTAGTTTACCAAGGCGGTGCGCCTTTCGTCCAGTGTCAACGACAGCCAGCGGGCGCGCCTGCCGGGGTTGTGGTGGTACCCTAGCTCCTCGTGCTGACGGCGCGCGTATGGCGTGTCGTAGCTGACCACCGCCATCAGCGTGTTTCGGTCTAGACTCACGTTCCCACTCCGCTGCATGTCCCCGGTTTCGTGGGGTATCGTTCGATTGGCCTGCTCCAGCAGGTGGTCGGCTGCGTCTTCCAGCGCCCCCATACACACTGGCACCATCTCGGCGCTTATCTTCCCACCATGCCAGATGACCTTGCCTTTCATTGTAGCTCCACCACCGCGTGGGAGTCCATCAGGCCCACCTGCGGGCGGGCTGTCAGAACCCGGTGCATGTTCACTCCGTAAGCCACCATACTCTCCGGGACCATCTTCTCTAGGTCCTCCGGAGCGCAAAACAGCCGCGCGCTGGATATCACTTCGTTGCCCTTAGCGTCCAAGACCGCGCGCACCCCGTACTCTATCCGACAGCGCACCGGGACCGAGTCCGCAAACTCCACGCCCGTCCCGGTTGCCCCTAGGTATGTCTGCACCTCCACGGAGTGCGGCATCAGCCACTTTGGGAGCCTCACCGAATCGACACCCCCCGGTGCAACAACCCGGCCAAGAGCAAGTAAGACCGCGCACGTGGTGCGAGTCGGTTCGGCTCTCTAGCGTGTGCGCCGAAAGTCATGCTGAAATTCCCTATGGAGAAAGCGGCGGGCTTGCCCGTGACGTCGATAGACTCGTCCATAGATAGCCATTGTTCCACTTGAGCACACACTGCCTTTTCCGCAGCGGCCAGATGCTCTTCGTTGTTTGGGTCTATCTTGCCGAAAGTCGCGTAGTCTATAAGCTCACTGGCCCTAGCCAGCAGGCGGTCCACACCGGGCGGCCCCGGTTGCCCTGTATACGCGTCCAACGCCGCCCCGTCTGCGTAAACCACGCGCGCACCCCCCTTACTCAGTGGGGCGGCCCCTTAGAGCCGCCCCGTTGCCCTTACTCGACGCTGTCAGTCGGCCAGAAGAACAGCACCCCGATTGGGTTCGTGCCGTCCATTGTGGCTTTGCCAGTAACGTCGAAGGTATTCATGGCGACCTCGTTGGGGTCGATATCGACCTCCGTACGGACCACGATGTCGGCGATGTCCTCGCCGTTGTAGATGGCCAGTACGCTGTTTAACTGCAGAGCCACGGGCAGTCCGAAGATGGACTGGTTGCCCGCCGTGAAAGTCCCCGCTGTCCCGCCGTGCGCGGGCGCCGTGATAGCCAGAACCCGCGCAAAGGCGCCCGCCGTACGCCCGGAGTTGTTCTTAGCGACGACCACGTCCTCGTCGTACGCCTCCCCCGCGGCATTCAGCCCAGCGACGTTGAAAGTCAGGTCCCCTTCCGGCCCGTTGTCGGCCCTCAGGATGCCTACAGACCGCGGAACGTCCTGCTCGTTGGCGAAGTCGTCGGTGTCATAAACGACGGCCGCTACTTCCAGGTCCGTGGCTGGCAAAAAGCGCGTGGCAGACACCGCCACTGGGACTATCTCGTAATGCGCTAGGTGCCGATGGAATGCCTTGACGGTCCCAGAGATGCCCTTTCCTAGCTGTATCTTCTGGTGTCCGGTCAATGGCCCGAATGGATAACGCATAGCCGCCCCTCCTTACGCCGTCAGTACGGCAAACGGGTACCTCAGCGCCCGGTTTGGCTGCAGGGCAGTAATCGGGTTCGGCACTGCCCAACCCATACGCAGGACCACGCGCATGGCGACCATGTCCTGCTGCATTAGGTTCACGATGACCGACCCGTCGGAGTCGGTGATGACGCCCTCGGTGAATAGCTTCCAGGTCATGTCCTGACGGATGGAGTACACGGCCTTGCTCATGTCCCCCGTCACCATGTGCGCGTTGGCTACGCGCCAGGCGCCGTTTTTGACATAGTCCATTGGCAGGCCGTACAGCGTGCTCGGTGTACCCGCCTGCAGGCTCGGCTGGAAGAGCAGGCCCCCGTTTAGGTCACGCAGACCCCGGAGCCGCGATTTCACGCTAACGTCCCCGAAGAAGCCCGTGGGGTCAAAGCCAACCGCCTCGATGGTGGCCATTAGGTCACTGACATCCTCGGCCAAGTCAGCCCCGGCACCCTCAGCAACCGAAAAGCCCCTAGCGATGGCCGTCGGAACGATGCCGCTCGGCCACGTGGCCGGGCGCCCTTGTCCGAACACGACAGCGTCGTCGATGGTGGCTCCGAACGCCTCGACAATCCGTGGCCGCATCTCAGCCCATAGGTCGTAGCTGGCGTCGGCGATGACCGCCTCCGGTATGGGTAGGATGATGGCTATCTCTTCGGCCACGATATAGACGTTCTTCCACTCCATCTGGTGGGTTTGCTTGTACCCCGGATATGTTTCGTTCGGAACGCCCGCCGGGACCTCGTTGTGCTCATCATCTTCACCCACTGCCAGGTCATCGTCTACCGTAGCCGACACAAACTCGGCCCGGCCCAACGAGTCCAGCACGGGCATCCGGTAGAGCCTGCGCGCCATGTTAGGCAGGCGCCTGAACTGCCGGAGCGTGACCGCCCCTTCAGCGATGCCGTCCACTATCTCCCGGCTGACTTCCTCCGGTATCAGCGGCCAGGCATCGGCCTCTGTGGTCATGAATGTATCAATAGCGCCCTCGTTGATTTTAGTCATGCTGACTTACACTCCCTCTTTGGGAGCTAGAGCCGACTACGCGCCGCTCGCTCCCTGATTAACTCGTTCATGGTCTTTTTACCCCGCGGCCCGGACCCGCTGAACTCGGCGCCCCCCGTGGTCATGGCGGCGGTCGCCTTGAGTTTCGCGTTGTGCTTAAGAGCCTCTTTGACCACGCCAGTCACTTCGGACTGCAGCCCCGCTTCGGCGACATCGATGTCTTCTAGTCGGTTATTAGCCACCAAGAAAGCCCACGTCAGCTCCGCGTCCGCGCCCTCTTTGGCCGCCACGCGCAGGAACGTGTTGTGCAGTCGCTCCTGGCGATACTGCGTCTTGATGGTGTTCAGCTCCTCGACTAGCCGGGCTGGGTCTTCCGTGTCCTGGCCCAGCGCCTTAGCGAACAGGCTCTTGATGCTGGCCAGCTCGTTCTCAAGCCGCCTCTGTCCAGTGCGGTACTTGGCCGCCTCACGTCGTAGCTTCGCCACTTCGTCGCCAGCTTCCGGCTCCCGGCCTTCGGCCTGCGGCTCCGTGTTTTCTTCCTCCACGTCCTCCTGGGACGCGTTGGCTTTCTTCTGTTCGTCCACCTGGGACCCCCCTATTCGCCCACCTGGGGCTGGTTCTTTATCCCATTATAACACGGCAACCCAGCGACGGGAAGTCCCGACCCTACTTGAGCTGCCCCTTGAAATCGACCTCCACCGCCGCGGCTAGGTGCTTTTTCAGCTCCTCAGCGGGCAGGGTGTCCAGCTCCCAGTAACCCCACTTCAGGATGGCCTGCAGGTGCTGCTCCGGGTATAGCTTCTTGTCCGCTATGTTCAGGATGCGCGCCTGTTGGTCCGGCTCGTCCGGCCTCTCAGCCACCACGAACACGTTACTGTCCAGGCTCCTAGCTACTACGACCATCTAAAACGCCCCCACTATGTACTTGATGCCTAGCTTCAACATGATAGATACCAAAGACGGGCTGGGTTGGTACGGAAAGGCAATCTCCTTGATTAGACTCACCGGGACTCCCCCATGCATTTGAACCTCCGCGTACTGCCCGGTCAGGTGGTCCAACCCCAACGGCACGCCCGACTCCGTGGCGTCTGTTGCCGCGTCCTTCAACCAATTCAGCGGGTCCCCGTATGGGTTGTCGGCGTGATAATATCCTTTGTGTGCCTCAACCCAGGCAAACGCCCCCGGCTTGTTCAGCATGTGCGCGGTGGCTACCCGCTGCCCCTCTTTGCCGCCCCCCGCGGCTAGGCTATCACCCAAAGTCACGGTGGTCCGGTTGGCCACGGCGCCGCGGTCTATCTTGACCATGATTTTGCCGTATCCCTGCCCGTGCCAGGCAGCCGACTCGTCGTATAGCATGCCGTAAATGGGACGGTCAGCCGCCGGGAGGTTCTTCTCGGCACCGAACAGGCTCTGCTCGACATTGGTTCGAATCTCCGGGCTGTTTATCCCGCTTGAGGTGCCTGTTTCGAACTGGCTTTTCAGGCGCCCGCTGTCCAGTATCTTCTCGATGGTAGCCTCGTCCCTGTAGCGCACGATGATATCGGCCTTGTCGGTGACTTCCTTCAGGCGCTTGGTTACTTCGTTCTGATACGCTGTCGGACTAAGGCCGTGGTTGGCGGCCCACTTATCCAGTAGCTGCCTTTCCCTGTCCCCGTAGACGCCCTTCATCGGGTACTTGACTTGCACCCGCGGCACGCCGGGAGTTGACGGGGTCACGGGCGGCTGTAGGGACAGATTCGCTCCTCCGGTGCCTGGTGTGCCTGTCATGTATCGTTCGCGGTCATACATGCGGCGCCGCCCGGTCTGCTCGTGGAAGCTGGCACTCCGCTCGTTCCACTCGTCTGCTTTGGCTCTGGCCCTGGCCTTAGACTCCGGGGTCATGGCTACGGACTCGCGCCTGCGCCACTTCCGGATGTTGCGCTCCAGCTCACGCTGCCTTTGCCGCTCCTGGTAGCCCATGGGGTTTTGGGTCTGCTTCATGGGGAGCGTCAGTCCGGCTATGTACGGATTGACGTCGTGGGTGCAGTTGGGATGAAACAGCCCGTCCTCTATGGCCTCGGACAGAGTGCCAGCCACGTGCACCCCCTTGGGCAAACCCGCCGCGTGGTAGTCCCCCACGGCCAAAATCCGGCCCTCCCACGGCCTGCACAGAGGGCATTCGTCTGGACTGTCTGACACGATAACCAGACTGCGCCCGCTCTCGGTTATCCGGGCGAGCTTGCCTTCCACGTGCGCCCTGGCCATGGCCGTCCGTGACGCCATTTCACAATAGGAACTTATTTCCCAGCGACGCCCGGCTTTGTCCATAAACCCCGATATGCCCATATCGGCCCATCGGTTAAGCGCGGCTTGCATGGCCTGCTTCCGGGTCATGGTCCCCACCGTACTATGAAACACGGTGTCGGCTATCACGCTCCGATACCCGTCCTCCATAGAGCGCAGGATGTTGGCGTGGGTGCCATTCATCACGCGCATGGTTTCGGCGGCCAGCCGGGTTGCCGCCTCCGCGTTGGTCCTAAAAAACATGCTAGGATGCGTGGCCACCGTCCGAAGGGAAGCAAACGCCCCCAGGTCGCCCATGTACCCGGACCCGTACGAAGCGACCACGGCCTTGCCCGTTGCGACGTTGACCTTCTGGAGTTTCGCTATCTCAGACAGAGCCTCTTTGCGCACCCGCGCGATGTCCCGGTGCTTCATAACCGCCCAGTGGCTCGTGTCCAGAGCCTCCAGACCACGCTGGTTGGCCAGACGCGCGGAGTACCGAAGCAGATATTCCTCAGACCGGGCATACTGCCCCATCACCCACGCGCCCATCTGCTCTATCTGCTCAGGCCCCATGCGCTATTCCTCTTCTGCTTCGTATAAGACGCTCTCCGGGTTCGGCATGTCACCAATACCCAACTCGCTCCCTAGCTCCTGCGCTTCGTTTTCGACTTCCACTTCGGTCCACTCCGGGTGCGCCATGCGTATCTTGGTCCGAAGCGAAACCGCCTGCGCGCGGTGCAGCATCTCTATCGTGTCGGCGGCCTCCTTGGGGTCCGGCACGACACTGTCTGCCATTTCGACTCTCGGACGCATGGGAGTCGCGCCGCCGTTGAAGATGGTCTTATCAATGACCAACATCAACTCCAGGACCTCCTCGGCGGCCCGGACGAAATATCCCTCTTTCTTCTGCCTGGTGGTTAGTGACTTTCGCTCCCGGATGCGCAGCGCGGTCCCCGACTCCGCTCGACCCTCAATGCGAAGTCCAAACGACTGCGGCGAGTAACCCGCCGCACTTACGATGCGCTCAATCAAAGCCAGCATGGTCCGCTCATGCTCCTCAGCCCGCACCTCGAACTGACTTAGCGTCAGCCCGCCGTCCTTAGCAGACTGCGGGTCCATGTCCAGCGCCACAAACGCCTCCCGGTCAATGTCGAAAGAAAAACCCCCAGAACCGCGGCGCTCCAGGAACATGTCCGGCACGATGATGCGCCCCTGCCCCAGTCGAATGTCCCGAATCCAGGACGACATGACCTCGTCTAGCGAATCGAACAGACCCTCGGACGCTGCGTAGTCCGACTGGCCCAAAGAAGAGCCACGGCGCCGCCTGTTGGGTCGCATGTTGGGTACGTATCTAACCAGCAGGTCGTCTATGCCCGTTTGTACAGTGTCGGGCAAGTCCGCGGTTTCCGGTAGCGTAGCCATGGGGACGCGCCTGCCTATTTTGTCATCGGTCCCCCGATACAGAGCGTGCTCAATCAGCCCGCGGCTATGCCGCTCCAGGTGGCGCCAAACGACACCGCGGTCATCCTCCAGCACGACCCGCCAAAAGACCACGGACCGCAGAATGCCCCACCGGAAGTCCGGAATGGCCTGGTCTACTTGGCCCAGTGTCAGTATCGGGTGACCCGCCAACTCCGTGTCCCAGTTGGGCTTGAGAAAAACCCCGCCCATGGCGGCGGCTACTTCGGCGGCCTCCAGGAACTTCGAAAAGACATCAGCGTCCTGCACTAGCTGGTCCAGGCGCGCCTGGGTAGCCCGGACGTCCGAGGACGCGTTGGCTTCGTCGGCACCTGGTATCACTATGGTGGGTGGCTCGGAGAAGAGCAGGTCCGCGCTGGCCCCCGCGATGTCTGCCGCCAGCGGCACGTGCACCATGGTGCGCCGCTCCTCTGCCACGCGCCGCGCCCAAAAGCGCCCGCGCTCGGTTGGAGTGAAAACCGCGCTCGAATAGACACTGGCTAGCTGGTTGGGGTCGCCCCCGTACCAAGCCGCGTGCTCCGCGTACTCATTGTACACGTCCGACCACGCATCGGGTGGCCAGGGTATGTTTTCTGTCGGTAAAGCCAACATCACGCCGCCCCCTTCTTGGCTGTCAACCACCGGGACCAAAGCAGCCGGAGTCCGTTTATGCCGTACCGCAGCGCGTCCGGCCCGTGGTCTTCTCGTTTCAGCGGCGCGTCTTCGCCGCGCTCTTGTGCTTTAGGGTCCCACACGTAGTTGCTCAGCTCCTGCACCGTAGCCTCCGCGCGTCGGTGGAATCGGAGCAGGTCGTTGCTCAGTAGCGTGGCTATGGACCGGATGCCGCCCAGGACCTCGTTGTCGGCGTCCACCACGTGCGGGACGTTGTCCCTCCATAGCTGCACCTGGAAGGATGCGGCGCTTGGGTCAATGAAAACCCGCCGCAGTTGCACCTGATGCTGGCCAATCCACCGCATAAACGCCCGGCTGTACTCGGTGTCTGTCATCTGTCGCAGCTTCTGTCGGCTGTCCCAACGCCACTCGTCCACTACGTACAAGCGCCCGTCTTTCCCCTCACCCAACAACAAAAAAACGCACGGATTGGTCGTCCCGTAGTCAATCGCCGCCCAGTATCGGTTCATGGCGGGCAGGATGTCCACCACGTGGCGCCGCGGGTCCAGCATGTCGTAGATGGCTCCCTCGGCCTGCACCCAACGACCCAGGACAAATCGCTGGTACCAAAGACCAACGTACTCCCGCTTAAGCGCGTTAACGAACGCCGGGGACAGGGACGGGTTGTCATCTAGCCGAAACCGGAACCTCCTCAGGTCCAGCTCGTCTGCCCGCTCCAGGTATTTTTTGTTTAGCCAGTGATGCGGCCCGTCTGGGTTGGTTGTACCGATTAACTGCGCGCCATCCAGGGACAGGCGGCTCAGCGCCATGGTGAAGAACGACTCCGGCCAGAGGGTCAGCTCGTCCCCGTATAGCTTCCGGAGAGTCAATCCGCGTATCTTGCCCTCGGCCCGCTCGTCGTTCGCCCCGGCCAGATAGACCACCTTCCCGAACAAAATGCACTCGCCGCTTCCGGACTTCAGGTCGAACCGCTCCTCACCGACCAGGTCCCGAATGGGGTCCAGGATGTTCCTCTTGAGAGTGCGCTCGGTCTTGCCCACCATCATCAGCTCGCCGCTCTTAGCCTCCTTGACGGCCTTAAGCCAGCGCAGGAGGCTAGAGAATGTCTTTCCAGAACGGACCGCCCCGTCCCAGATGCAGATGCGGGCGGTGGATTGCTGAAAAGACCATAGCTGTTTGTTGCTCAACGGCACCAAAATCACGCGTCTGGATTCTCCTCGTCTGGTGGCGGTGTGGCTTCGCGGCTCTCCAGGTGCGTAAGGAACTGGTCAATGGCGCTCATTTCGGATTGACCGCCCGTGACCAGGTCACCCCGGCTCATGCGCTCAACCCGTACGGACACGTCCAGGAGCTTAGCCAGCTCGATGGTCCCTATCTCCAGCGGGTCCAGGAGCTTAACCCGGCTGGCTATCTTGGTGACGGCGTCCATGCCCAGAGCCGCGTGTCGTTGGAACATGGCGACGCGCTCCTTTTCCCACGCCCGCCGCTTTTCGCCCTGCTCCCAGTCATCGTACGCGCGCGCGCGGTCTGACCATCTGTACCTGGAGCTGTACTTGACCGCGCGCCGGAGCGTCACCCCGGCTTGCGCCGCCGCTTTGCGGATGGTGCGCGCGCTGCCCATCATCAGGTAAATGAGAAAGTAATCATACGCAGCTCGCGGCTCGCCCGGCTGCCTCTCCCAGTGATGCCTGTATTCGTCTTTGTTCGTCACTTCGTGGTCCCCCTATAAATAAAAACCGGGACCGCCCCCGGCCCCGGCCAGCGCCTGGCTTTCGAGATGACGATGCACTTACTCGCCCCGCACCTCCACGAATCGCTTGGGGAGCCAGCCAGCGTACCGGATGGCCTGAATCCGCTTTCGAATTTCTTCAACCGCATCAACCCCCTGAGGCGCTATGTGCCAATGGCCGCCGCACTCTGGCCCGATGCCGTAAAGGACCGACACCGGGTGGGTCAACGCCCGCCCGCAGGCCCGGCACCGGGTGGTTGGCGTGGCCAGCCCCTCGCCCTCGAAGTAGATGGCTTTGGCCGTTTCGCGCGTAACCACGCCCGCCATCTCATTTAAAACGCCGTTTTTCTTAGCCAGCCAAGGCGCCAGAGCAACGACCACGCGCGGCGCCTCTGCGGGTGCGACTGCGGGCGCTGGTTCGACTGCGCGCGCGGTGCGCCCCTCTGCCGCGCACCAGATGCACCCCGGACCCCCGCCCCAAAAAGCGATTTCCTGGCCCGGCTCCAGCTTCCTGTCGCAGTAGCCGCACTCCACCGGGCGCTTTGTGATTTGCACGCTAATGGCCATCGGTGTCCCTCCTGTGCTAGTGTGTCTTTCTTAACTCGATTATACCATGGCGCGCTAGGTCGTGTCAAGTCCCGCCAGTGACCCGCCGGATGCGGCGCCCCACCAGCATGCACACCAGCCCGACAGAACGAAGGGCCGGGACGCTCAACGCGTCCGGCCCTCCGCGGTCATATGCTCCGACTTGCCGGGTTAGCTGGTCTAGCTGCGCGCCCAGAGCCGCCCGGATGTCGTCTAGCTCCTCCCCTAGCGTGGCCAGACCCCCATTCTCCAATTCCACGCCCACACCACCAGGGCCGACCCCACCAAGCCCGTCGCAATCAATGCAGCACACTCGACCAGCACCCCCCGGAGCTTCTTCATGCCTTCCTCGCCCAGCGGCTCTTGCCGCTCGCTGCCAGCGCGCCGGGCGCTAGGTAGTCTATAATCGCCTCGGCCATCCCGCACGGGCTGCACACCATGGTCTTGTTGTCCACGCGGCTTAGCGCGTTGAACGCCTTCACCGGGTGCAGTGGGTTGTCCCCACACCGCGGACACGGCCTCTTGGCCTCTTCCTGCCACTCGGCGCTTTCCGCGGTGGCGGCCCCGTTGTTTGGCGCTATCTGGTCCCAGTACAACATGCTCTGTTCCTCCTTGTTAGTGTGATTATGCCTCGTCCTCGCTCACGCTCTCGGTCCGACAGATGGGACAGTACCAGAGGGAGTCATGGCCCGCTAGCTGACACCGTCCCAGCTCCTCCACCATCGTCACGTCCCAGGTATGCTCGCACTTGGGACACACCCGCGTCTGCACGAAGTACCTGGCCATGGCGCCTACTTCCCCTGCTTGGGCGCCAACGCGATATGCAGAACCCGCTGGCGCATCAATGCGACCTGAAGGAGGTTGGTCGTGCTGACGCTCGCCAAGTCGGTGGTGGCTAGGTGCTGCAGGTACTCGTCCAGATGCTTTAGCTCACGCCAAAGCCGAGAGGCGTACGCCTCGGCCACTTCGCGCGCGATGTCCTTGTATCCCTCGTCCACGCCGTGGTCAAACGCCGCGTCCCCCATGTCAATCAGGAGCTGGCTCACCATGTTCAGCACGTCCACAATCGGGTGGTTGTCATTCACCATGTGCTTGGCGTCTGCCAAGATGCTCATGGCCACGCACCGCATGGCCTCCTCGTGCGACTCGTCGTAACGAGCCATCCGCTCGGCCACCGCGTTTCGCGTGTTCAGTGCCACTTCCCTCTGCTTGCCATTCATCTGTTTGGCCTCCTATCCTTCTATTATCTATGCCATGAGGACGGTCACTGGGACCGCGCCCCACGCGCCCTGCACCATCCAAAAGCCCCGGCCCTCGACGACCTTCAGGCCGTCGTCCATCATGCTGTCCAGGCCGTCTTCGACCAGAGCCTGTATCCGTCTGCGGAACCTCATTGTGGCGTTGTCTGCCTTCAAGATGGTGGCGTCGAACGGCCCGGCTCCGACTTCCACCCGGACCGTGACCACGCAGTTGGTCTGGTTGGTCAGGACCAGATGGCCTTCGGCGTTGATGCCGATTCTCCAGAATGCGCCAACGGCCTCGACCTCGCCCATCAGGTACTCGGTGATTGCCTGCTTGGTGACCTGGTCCTTTGTTTTGTTGAACGACTTCTTGAGTTCGGGGTAGTCCGCCAGCAGTTGCGCGCGAAGCTGTAGGAAGTAGCTCGCGCACTCGTCCCTGTTGCACTGTCCGTTGTACTTGCAGTCCCTGCATGGTTCGTGCGGTGCCTTCGCGCCAACGGCCCCGGCCTCGATGCTTGCCTGCTTGGTGACCTGGTCCTTTGTGTGTGTCATTTCGTGCGCCCCCTCTTCTCTCTCTCCTACTTCCATTATACCATGGCGAGGCGCATCTTGTCAATATATTTCTTGCAATCGATTTTTATCGGTTTTTGTCCCACGCCAGATGGACCCTGCGCACGTACGCGCCCACGCGCGGGCGGGCGGGTCCCTGGTTGTAAGCGGCCAGCCCCAGGTCCACACAACCGAATCGGTCAATCAACCCGGACAGATAGGCCGCCGCGGTTTCGATTTGGCCCGACACCCCGCCGCTCGTGTCATGGTACCTGGGATGGAGCTGCATCAGCCCGACCTCGCCCAATGCGCCAACCACGGCGGGGTTCATGCTCGACTCGACCCACGCCACGGCGTGCAGGATGCCGTCGGGCAGGCCATGCCGGACCTCCGCGGCTGTCAGCAGCTCCTCCAGCGTCGGTTCTTCCACTCCGGTTATGTCCATCGGCTCGACATGGTCCACCCGCGGCGGCATCGAAACCGGGACCGGGACCGACACCCCGGCCAGGAACACCACCAGCGCCGTCAATGCGGCCAGCATCAGCCCGGAAGCACGTCCACTTGGACGCGGCGCCTCAGGACCTTGTTAGTACCGTCGATGTTTACTGTCATCCACGCGTAATAGGTCCGGCCCGCTTCGTAGATGGCCTTGGTAGCGTCGAAGACAAAATAGACATCAGGAGCCACTATCTCGGTGACGCCGCTCTCAACCGCAACCCCCGCGCTGTCCCGGACCTCGTACGCCCCGGAGCTTATGGTGTAGCTGCTAGTCACTCGGCGGCTTACCGTGACGCCGATGTTTCTCTTTTCCCCCTTGATGACATGCCTCATTGTCTGCCCCTCCAGTATAAAGTCCGCGCGCAGCTCGTTCGCCAGGAAGTGCGGCGCCATGTCAAACAGAGCGAAGTCGGCGCGTAGCTCCGTCAGGTCCAACTGCAGGAAGACGAACTCGCTTACTAGGCGCCGGAGCGTGTCCGATAGGTACTCGGTGTCGGCTACAGCCCGCCGGAGTGCGTCCGCGGAGTAAACCAGGTCCCCCAACACCGTGCGCAGCAGGTCCGCTCCGTACTGCCCCGCCTCGGCCAGGCGCCGGAGCGTGTCCGCGGTCCAGTGGCTTGCTTCGGTTAACCGCCGGAGCGTGTCCGCGGCAAACACACTATCTGCCCACAAGACCCGGACCGTGTCGGCCCCGTACGCCACCGCCTCGACCACGCGGCGCAGCGCGTCGGCCTCGTAGGTCAGGTCCACCACCTGGCGCCGCTCCGTGTCGGCGCTGGTGTCTTGGTCAGCAACCAACCGCCGCAGCGCGTCGGCCACGAAGACATCAACCAACCCCAGCTCCCGGAGCGTGTCCGCTCTGTATAGCTCGTCGGCAACCAAGAACCGGAGCGCATCGGCCCCGTAGACCGCATCAGCCTCCACGCGCCTGAGGGAGTCGGCCCCCAACACCATGTCCTCGACCACGCGCCGGACAGCGTCTACCGTGTGCACCATGGTGGCTGCCAACGCCCTAACCGCGTCCGCTGCGTGCTCCTGGTCTTGCTTCAGAACCCGGAGCGTGTCCGCTCGGTACGTGTCCAGGACCACCTCAATGAGAACCCGGAGCGTGTCAACAGCAAGAACCTGGTTGGCCGTTAGCCGCCTAAGTGCGTCGGCGGTCTGGCTTTGGTCTTGTATCAATGCGCGGAGCGTATCTGCCTCGTGCTCCTGCGACTGCGCCAAGGCGCGGAGTGTGTCTGCCCTGTGTAGGACGTCCCCCGCTAGCTGCCGGACTGCGTCGGCGCCGTGGCTCTGCGTTTCAACCACGGCGCGGAGCGCGTCGGCTACTTGGCTCTGGTCTTGCGCCAGCGCCCGGACCGCATCCCCCGCGCCCTGCTGGTCCTGCGCCAAAGCACGGACCGCGTCAGCTAGGTGCGCCTGGTCCTGGGTCAACGTACGAAGCGCGTCCCCCACGTGCGCTTGGGCTTGAGCCAGCCGCCGGAGCACGTCGCCGGGGATGCTTTGGTCCTGCGTCAGCCTCCGAACCGAGTCACCGAAGCCGCTCTGGTCTTGCATCAGCTCCCGGACCGCGTCGCTGAGGCTGCTCTGGTCCTGCACCAAAACCCGAAGCGCGTCCCCCGCGCTCGCCTGGCTCTGTGCCAGCGCGCGGAGCGTGTCCCCCGCGCTCGCCTGGTCCTGCGTCAGCTCCCGCAGCACATCCCCGGCATAGCTCTGCGCCTGGGTCAGCACCCGGCTGGTGTCGGCTGGATAGGTGTCCTCCTCCTCCACGTGGGCAACGGACACGACCTCCGACCAATCCCCATACGCGCCCGATTCGTAGTGGCGGCCCCGGTAGTAGTAGGTCACGCCACCGCTGAACGGCCCCGCATTATCATAGGTGTCCGGGTCAGGGTCGTCATCGTACACCCGCGCCAAGAAGGTCCATGTGCCTTCGCTACCCTCTCGCCACTCCAGCTCTACATGGTCTGCGTAGAGGATTGTGCGCCTGGTGTCTGCCGTGTAGGTCTGGTCTTGGACCAGCCTGCGCCGGGTATCTGCTGGATATTCGTCCGGCTCCGGCTCAACCTCATACTCTAGCTCAATGGCACCCGGTGCGCCTGCGCCGCCTGCGTTGTTCCCGCCGCCCGAACGCCTA